TTGATGTCAGCCATTATTTAGGCGAAGATATTGGATCGCACGCGGGGTCAAGGGCTAAGTCAACACAGCGCAGTGGCAGCGACTTAAAATATATTTTTGATGATGGCTCTGTTGGAATTGAAGACTCTTACGGCGCGTTTACAGCCTACTCTGCCCCAGAAAGCTACATGTACAAGATAGATTTGCCTGACGAACAAATTGCAAAGATGCTTTCTTGGGACAAGGAGATCAGCAAACAAACGCCAGAAGTCCAAAAATTAGCAAAGCAATATGGATTAAGTGGCGACGACCTTGGTGGCGACTTAATAGCGGCAATGGACGCAAAGCGCCCCGCTGGCGCGGAGGCCATGAGGGCGGCTGGCGTAACTGGTGTTCGCTATCCTGATTCAAAAATGCGGGTCGACCAAAACGACGGCATGGAAAACTTCGTTGTGTTCCCCGGCAACGAGGGGCTGCTTCAAATACTTGATAGATATTGAAAAGACTAAATAAGGAACCCCATGGCGTACCCATACGACGAACTATCAGCGACGCAGCGTCAATACCCGTTTATTGGCTCTTTGGCCGACCTACTAACCGCAAGCACAGCGCCAAACAGAACGCAGCAAGCGCGCATGATGGCCGAGTTCTTTGGTCTGCCAAGCATGGCCGCCACGCTTGACCGCATTAGCTACGGCGAGCCGCTAACTACTGGCACCAACCAGACGCTGCAGATGAAGCCCGAGACGGCTGAGTCGCTGATCAACATGCTGGGCATGGGTGTGCCAGCGGGGAGGCCCACAGCAGTCTTAGCTAAAGAAACCGGCGCTGCACTCAAGCCGCTGGTCGGCGAGGCGCTTGAGTCTGCGGCAGACATGACGCGCATGTATGCTGCTCCTCCTGCCCGTCAAGGCGTATCTAAATCTAAGTCACGCGTTGGCACTACGGGTCAATACGTCGGCGCTCCATCTGGTGTTGACTCGCCGCAAAAGCTGGCAGCAATGCGCAAGAGCTACATGGACCAAACGGTTGCAGGTATCCCCGGGCGAGAGTGGTATCAGGATGCAAGCAATTGGATACAACAAACCGCAACGCCCGGACAGGAAGATGCCATTGCACGATCACTTGGTGTTTCATCTCAAGGTACTGGGGTCGATACCAATCTCGGGTTTACCGTCAAAGCCGCAAACCAATTGGCCGCAGGCATGCCCGTCGAGACTGGCCGATTCCCGGCTAGTCAGTCACCATTGATTGAGTCTTCTTTCAAAGGAAGCACTGAGCACCTTGGCCCGAAGCGCCAGCCGTTTGCGTCTAATTTGGCGGTCAACTGGCGTCCAGAGTTGGCGACTCATCCTGTGCATGATATTTGGCAGGGCCGTGCATTTGGCTACACAAATGCAAAAGGGAAGCCATGGGACGCTGGGTTTAGTTCACAACAACATGCGTTTATGGATGAGCAAATGAGCGCCATCAATAAGCAGTTAAACGAAAAGAAAGTTGGCGGCTTTACCGATTGGGACCCGTTGCGCACGCAAGCAGCCGCGTGGACCGGCGCAAAAATTAGAGCCGGTGAAATTGATCCGCAAGACGCAGCTATGCAGTACGGCGACTTCTCGCCAAAGTACCAAGCTATGGCAACGTACGAACAGACCCCCGGCGTTGGGACTGGGCAGCTAGAGGGCATGGCAAATTTGCCATATGCAACGCGGGAGCAATTAACCGCAGCCGCTCCATGGACCGACGAAAAAGGCCGCGACACTATTTATGGCAGCGCCAATATGTTGGTTGAGCCAACCCAAACATCAGTTGGCGCATATACGCCATCGGGCACTGGCGCCTTAGAGATAAACCCCGCAGAAGTCGCTCGGCCATTAGCTCAAACCTTTGAAGGCGCCATGCTTCCGGAGGGTTCGTTAATGATGAACATGGGCGAATCAGCGCGCGCATATACAGACGTCCAAAACGCGGGGGCGTGGCACAAGATTATCCCCAACACTCAAACCAACATGGGAGATCGAAGCAGCTTGACTATTCCGATGGACGGCAGTCCTAATGCCGATCAGATAAAAAAGCTGGACACGTTTGCAAAACAGAACGGCATGTTTGCGGTTGATACGGGTAACGGCGTTAATCTTATCAACGACCCATACTCGACTGTGGGAGCCAACCGAACCGGCGTCACACTTGGCAAAGAATTGAAAGGCGACTTCGGAAAAAAGCTAAACGAAATTACCGGCTCTACTGGCGAACGAGTAAAAATCGAATCGGGCTATCAAGACTACGAAAAAGCATGGCAAGCTGGAGAGGGTTCCGCAAAGGCCACAACAAAGTTTCTGGCAGACCTAGAGCAGAACGCAGAATTTGCCAGCCGCATTGAGCCAGCATTACGCAAAAAAGCGGCCGACAACATGATCCGAGATGCGCAAATGTCAGTCCAGCAAAATTTGCCTATTCGCAAAGACATCCAAAACGCTCGCAAAATTTTGGCGGAGCAGGGCGTCGCCGGGCTAAAGGAGGCGCTTAAAAAGGGTGTCGCTTTACCATCTGCTGTGGGCGTTGTTCTTCAAGAGATGGATCAAGGCGGCGATGGTTCGCTGATGGGAATGTTTTAACATTCGCCACGCGGGCGAACCATCTGGCTTCGTCCGCTGCGCTCATGTTAGTGCGGATCGTTTCAACAAATCCGCTCTTATGTTTTATTGTTCTGACTTTCATCCCTACCCCCCAAAGAATAAATTAACAAGCGGGTCACCCTTAACCTTGCGCAGCTTGGCGTTGCGCCTGTTGCGGATGACATCACGCTCCATCGACGTCAGGCCCTTCTTGCGCAGCTGGTACTTCTCCCGGTCGTTCATCCCAGGATTTCGCTGCACGTCCTCGCCGGGGCCGTAAGTCCACAGCGCCGCACGGTTGTCACGCCAGCCAGCTATGTGCGCCTGACCGCTGCTGCGCAGCTTGTACAGCGCGATCTTGAGCGTCTGCGGGTGGCAGAAGCAAACGGCCAGCAGCTCGCTGGACGTCAGCGGCTCGCCAGCCTGCAGGTGCTGAACCAAGCGCTCCGTCACGTGCGAGCGCTTACCCATCGACACGGTCCATCATCTGCAGCAGGTCGTGGGCGCGCAACCTGATCTCCGGCGGCACCGACGCGCCGTACGCCTGCGGCGACTGCATGTCAAGCAGGAACTCGCGCATCTGCGCCTCCACCGCGTGCATGGACTGGACCCGCGCGTACAGGTACTCGGATGACTCGATGAGCTTGCTCATTTTGCGGCCTCCACACGGCCGTCGCGGTAGACGCGGCGGTTGCCCTGCAGGCTGGGCAGGGAGAGGCTGTCGTCGGCGCCGGGACGCACGGCCGCCATGGTCAGCTCTGGGCAGGTGTAGACGCTGTCCTTGAAGTTGGACACGACGCGGTTGCTGTCGATGTTGCCCTCGGGCGATTTACGGTTGTACATATGTTACTCCGACTGTAGTGTATTAAAGGATGAACCAAACCAGCAACGCTGGGAAGGCAAGGATGGCTGCAATCGTAGCAGCCGCGAGGATCTCTTGGATGAAGTTCATTGTGTTCTCCTGATGGGGCCGAGGCCCCGTGTCGATTACAGCTTGCTGATGCGCTCATTGGCGGTTTGGAAAGCCCAGCGGGTTGCGGCGTCTTGGCTGCTAAATGCCTTAGACCGCTGTTGCACGCCATATTCTTTCCACTCACCATTTGCGCGGCGGGCGTTTTGCACCCAAGCGGCAAAAGTTGTACCGTTGTTGTTGAGGCCAACAATGTAGCCAATCTCACGGCCCTTGCTGTCATATCGTCCAGAGCGCATGTAGGTTTCTGTCATATCGTTGTAGGCTGCTTCAGTCATTTCGTTTCTCCTGTTACGTTTAAAAAGCTGTTACACCGATTGTAGTGTATTAACTGATGCGTTGCACATATAGGACAAACCCTAGTGGTTTTTTGACTACAGAGTTAAAATATGGCCCATGAAAGTACTTGACGACATGCACGAGGTGGCCAGAAAGAACGGCCTGTTTATGGCCGCAGTGTGCAAAGAGGCCGGCATCTCACCCGCCCAGCTCAGTCGCTGGCGCAAGGGTAAGGTGCGGCCTCTCTACGACAGCGTCATCGGCCTGCAGGAGGCTCTTGAGCGTCTCTTGCGTGAACAAGAAGCAGCGGCGCAGCCAGATACATCTCAATCGCCACCGCAATCATTGACGCCCGAGATAGCTTTAGCTTCTTCGCCTCCGCGTCGATAGCGTCGACCATGTCCTGCGGGACGTAGGTCGCGATGTAGCGGATGGATGGATCTTTGTGCGCCATTTAGATCACCATTCGTCGTCAGACTCTACGGCCGACTTGACGTCGTCGTAAGACCCAGCGGCTGGCGCTGCGATGCCGAACGCTGCGGCGGCAGAGACCTTGGCGCTGCCAAGCGGCGTGCCCTTCTCCATCAGCATGACGTGGTTCAAGCCAAACGCCACGCCACGGTTGCCGGCGGCGTCGTATGCGTAGGCGTTGACCGCCACGCGGCCGAAATCGCCAGACACCACGGCGTCGGACGTGATCAGGTCGCGCCCGTTGGCGTCGATGATGCCGGGCTTCTTGCTGGACTTCGTGTTGAAGTAGTAGCAGCCTGCGTACTCATCGCCCAGCGGCGAGCCGTCAGACTTGGTCTCGGTGTCGCCATCACGCATGGGGTTGCGCACGGTCTTCGGGATCTTGTCGCCGAACTTCGCAGTGAGCGCCAGCTTGGCTGCAGTTTTTAAGGCCGCGATGGTCTCGGTGTCGGTCTTAGGGACCAGCACCTGAGTGCTGAACTCATCCTTGCCGTTCATCTCATTGCGGCGTGCCTGCGCCACGTTGCAGTAGGAGAAGCGGGCGCGGCCCGTAGTTACTTGTGTAGTCATAGTCGTTTCCAATCGTTTAAAGGTTTATGTACCGCCATCGGTTGATGACAGGCGTCAACTCTAACACAAGTAAAAAACATTTTGCAGAAGTATTTTTCTTGTGCATAATCGAGGCTCTTAAACAAAACGAGTAACCGATGAAGCTGTACCCGCACCAAGAGGCGAGCCGTGAGTTCTTGCTCACGCACAAGCGCGCCATCTTGGCCGACGCGCCACGCGTTGGGAAGACCCTGCCAACCGCAAGCGCTGCGCTCAACCATTTGCCGGTGATGATCGTGTGCCCATCGATCGCCAAGGGCGTGTGGCTGCGCGCGTTCAAGGCGCTTGGCCACGACGAGTCAGACATCACCGTCGTCGCCGGGCGCAAGATGGCCGCAGAGGCGCACACGGCCAGCGTGGTGATAGTCAACTACGACCTGATGCCAAACACGCTGGCCAGTCGATTCAGCCGCTACAAGACGCTGGTGCTCGATGAGTCCCACCGCATCAAGAGCCACACGGCCAAGCGCACCAAGGTGGCCATGAAGGCGATGAAGGTCATCCCCAACGTCTACGCACTATCCGGCACGCCCATACCGAACCGCCCCATCGAGCTGTGGCCGCTGCTGCACGGCCTTGGCATCTTTCGGGGCAGCTACTACGACTTCGCCTCGCGCTACGCACGGATGTGGGCAGCGCCTTGGGGGCTGGACGTCTCCGGCGCGTCAAACCTACCAGAGCTGAAGGCCATGATGAAGCCGAGCGTGCTGCGCAGGAAGAAAGAAGACGTGTTCACCGACTACCAAGACCCGCAGGTGTCATTGATCACCTTCGACCTGCCTGTCGACAGGCGCGAGCGTGACTTTGACGCCGACGCCTTGATGGCCAACCCGCACGCGCTGCTCGCGTTCGAGGGGCTGGCCGAGGTCATGAAGGAGGCGGGCCTGCGCAAGGTCAACCCGGCCGCTGAGTTTATCTCCGACCTGCTAGAGGCCGAGGGCAAGGTCGTCGTGTTCGCGCACCACAAGGACGTGGTCGCGCAGCTGGCCGACAAGCTCAAGGCCTACAACCCCGTGACCATCACGGGCGACACACCGGCCAAGCAGCGAGAGCTGCACATTACGGCCTTCCAACAAGACCCGGACACCAGGGTCATCATCGGCAACATCGCCGCGATGTCCGAGGGTGTCGACCTATCAGCTGCCGACGTCGTCGTCTTCGTAGAGGCGACGTGGCAGACATCAGCTCTGGAGCAGGCCTCCAGCCGTGTGGAGAACATCAGCAAGCAGTCGTTCCGGCCGCTGATATACCTCCTCACGGTCCGCGCATCACTTGACCACACCGTGCTGGGCAAGGTATTGCAGAAGTTAAACATCATCGATCAGATCATTTAAAGGAGTAAACGATATGCCACGTAAGAAGGACCCCAACAGCCGCACCGGCAAGCTACGCGCAGTTATCAGGCAGCACCCGGACTTAACCAACGCCGAGATCGCCATCCTGACAGACGAGCCTGCGAACCTTGTCTCGGTGGCCAGAGTCAGTATGCGCAAGAAGAAACCAAAGCACGTCAAGGTTGTCTACGAAAAAAAGACAACCCCATCCATCGATGCCGTCTCCACCCCAGAGGAGGAGGAGGCGTTCAACGCCATCGCCAACAGCCAGCAGGTCGGTGGCAGCCACTACAAGGACAAGGCCATCCAGCCGTGGGACTACATCGCCAGCAACAGCCTTGGCTACCTAGAGGGCAACGTCGTCAAGTACGTGTCACGCTGGCGCGAGAAGGGCGGACTCGAGGACTTGAA